CAAGCCACTTTTGGGTAGCTTTTCCAAGGTCAGGCAGGGTTATCGTAAGAAACGATAACCCCTCATGTTTGACTCGCCTCTTGACGGTATTAATGTCAAGAGTGGCGCTAGTGCGACATCGTGTAGCCGATTCCTCAGCTACACTGGACCAGAGTGACATTAGGCTTTTCATTGACCCTCCTTATAGAGGTAATCAATCCTTAGCCTATCGCACTCGCAGAAGGAAGAAGCTCGGCTTTATCAACCGAACCGTCGGTGAGGAGAGGCTCGTCCTATCTCTAGGACTTGCTCTCTTGAACCCTCATCCGGCTTCGCTTCCTCCACCATGCACGGATGCCAACAATCGGCATAACCACTTGGGACACTATGTCGGGCTCCCAGGACGCCACTAAAGAAATAGTCGCGTTAGGAAGTTCAACATAGGAACTGACACGAGGTTGAAAATCAGACCCAATATCAGGAGAGCCCTAAAGCTCACCTTGATATGAAGATCTGCATCAACATTCTTGTCATCTCCACTAGTGGTACCATGAGCCTTCACCGGTATTGATAGGTGAGGCATCATGACCGTTACGACTCGCCACCAAGAAGCTTGGTGATGAGTGCATCGCTCGACGCTGAAAACAGGGTTTTGAAGCCCGTGTAGACAGCGAGCGCCTCGACAGACGTATAGCCTGCCGGTGGAAGGTCAAAGACGATGTAGTTACTCATCGAAACTTTGACATTCTCCGACGGACGAAACGGGTCGGACGTGAGCTTTGCATGGTTGATCCGGAGCACGTGCCGCATTCTCTTCCCAATATCATGGGAAGCTTGAAGCTGCACGAGCCCGTCAGCACTCTGATAGGTGGATTCATCCTCCTCCACGCTAATGCGTGGCATGGGGATGGCCACCGCAGAGATGGTGACCGTTTGCGGATCAGTAAATGCCATAGGCATCACTCCTAGGACTCGGGTCTCGAGCCCCAATGGCTCGGACACAGGGAAGACATCTCACAGGGACACTAACCAATAAAGGTTAGTGCTTGATCCCCTTGGTTAAACCAAGGGCCCCTGCGATGGCTTTTTGGCGTAGGCTAAGCCCACTCCAGGTCAAGCCGAACCCAAATGGTGAAGCCTTCACGCGTCGTTTCGTTTCCACGGAAACGATTAGCGGGGAGGGACTCGCGAAGGGAGCGGAAAGCGCCCCTCGTTTGTCAACGAAGTACGTGTCGGTAGCAATCGAATGCTCCATCATGTACCCGTATTTCATCACCAGACCATCTGTGGCCCAATCCGAGAGATTAGCTATTACATCTCCCGCATTGGAGAACCAGTCGATGGCCCACGTCCAAGGGGTAGCATTCCACACGACCTCTGGCGTCAAATCCAGTCCTAATAGGAACTGGGCATGACGTGCACTCTTTGCCATCTCATTCCGAGGGTTATACCCCGAAGGAAGATGGTAAGTGAATGCACCAGAGAACCAGGCCTTTTTCCAGGTCTGGCGTATCCTGTAGAGAGTGCTAGTCCCCGCGCCTCCGTAGTAGAGAATCTCAAGCGGGTCACCCCCGGTATTGACTGGGTTGAAAATCCCAGTCGCAAAATTACCGAGGATGGCTCTTTGAGCCCCAACAGCGGAAGCGGACGAGGTCCGTTCTTCAGGAAAGTAGTACCGCCGCCTAACCACCCGTCCGGCATCGCGCTCATACTGCGAAAGTAGCGTATGAGCGTTTGCGATAACGAAGGCAACAGCCTTCAAATCGCCGACGATGGGCATCCAGCCAAACTGCACGTTAAGATGTTCCTCTCCAAGATTTCGGAGAAGGTTCGTCTTCTTCTTAAGGAGTTGCAAGCCCGAAAGTTTGGGCAGCCCCTCCGTACGAAGTTCACGTAGCATGTTGGCTGAACTGGCGATGTTGTTGGTAGGGGAACAACGAGAAATCGCAGTAGCTCCAAGCTGCTCCAGATTACTCTGGGGTACGCTTGGAAGCGATTTCCCGCTGAGGATCCCAGCTAGGATTGGCCCGCGATATTCTGCGGCCCAATATCCATAAGCGGTTTCTTCATGTTTCCCTTTGATCCTCTGTTCAGACGGGTTTGCCGCCCTCACAGTGACCTTCTGGGTGAAGAACTCGCCACCAACATCATATTTGTCGGAAGTGTCTGGATCTCCCTTTTCGAACGAGCCCCCAACTCCACTGTATATTGATTCATACAGGGTTTTGAGTTCTCGACTTCGATCGGGGGAACCAGGTCGCTTCCGCCAGTCGGTATGGTTTTCGCTATCAGTTATCTGATAGCCTCTTGGGAATCCAGCCGCCGATTGGGCTCCAATACCGGTAGGCGATTCATGAACTTGATAGTTCGTGATCGCATTACCGTGGAGCTTATCGACGTACCAGATCGCGAGAGTCCCTCTGCCAACCTGATCAACAAGATCAGGTAAGTGTCGGGCCTTGCGGGTGAGTGTCAAATTCACCTCCCAGAGCTGAAGTAGGGTGTATGGGTCCTGGAGGGTATTACTCCCTCCAACTCTTGTCCAACAACAGCGGAAAAGCTGTCATAGGACAAGAAGATGTCGTACTGGCCGGGGCCCCCTCACG